AGTCTAGTGCCTTACACAGCCCAGAAGGAGTGAGGAAACCAATGATATCACGCGGAGTATCAACGTTCCCAAAGGTCAAGTCCTTGCGCTCAAACACCTGAGTGTGCTCAATCTTGAGCTTACCGAGCCGACCTTGTAGCAGGTCTAAGACTACAGCATGGGTGAAGTTACCTTCCTGGGCAACTCCATAACTCATCACTACATAACGATCGCCTACAGTAGTGAGTGCTTTTTTCATGGCACCTGCAAGCTTGACAGTGCTGAACACCTTAGTCGCACTGTCGAAGTCCTCGAAGATACCACCAGAGATAAAGTCACTGATGTGGGGTAGGGCAGTATTAACTCGAAGGTGAGTTACTTGTTGGATACCCTTAGTGGTGGCCGCGTAGTAGAATTGCTCAGCTTGGTCTAGGCTGAACTGTTTGCGGTTAGCCACACCGCCAGAGCCAGGGATCGCTTTGAAGTTCCAAGGGAACTCCTCGTTACCAGAATAGATGGCACTAACCGCGTTCTCCTCGGTGTAGATGATAAGTCCGTGCACTGTAGAGACTGCGCCGACAATTGCTCCCTGAGCTTCTTGCAAGCTACCGCCCCCAGCCCCACTAATATCGCTCGGCTCGAAGTCTTCCACGTTGATCACGCTAGACCAAGCTACGCTATTAATGGTCCACGCAAACATGTAACCATTCGAGCTAGAGATGCCAAGGATATCAGTAGGATCAAGCCCGGCCAGTTCCCTGAACAGCAGCGAGTCAATCGTGTCATCGTACAGGAAGCAACCAATGCCAGAGGCAAAGAGATAAGTCACTCCATTAACAGTGGTGGAAGTGAGCACAGTATCTTGGGTAAAGACGAAAGGCTCAGCAGTGGTTGGGTGAGTCAGGCCACCAGTGATCTTGCGCCAGTTACCAAGCTCGACATCCATAACGTACATGAATGCTTCAGCTGCGAAGGGATCATAAGCCAAAGACAAGTAAGTCTTTGTGCCCGTAGGAGCAGGTACTTGCCCGCCACGAGTACACTGGACAAAGTGGACTTCGCTAAACATTGCAGCTTCCTCACTAGGAGGAGCGAAGTACACATTGTTATACTTCACACTCTGCCAGCCATAAGTGCTGGGCATGACGTTATGAGCATAGACTACGTTGGGAACTCCTCGGTCAGTAGGTGCGGCTGCGTTAGCTGACACTAGTTGAAAGTAAGTTTGGTCAGGGCCAGGATCAATCACAGTCCGCCCGGCCAGCTTAGAGAGCAAGGGAAACGTTGCTGCTTGCAAGTTCCCCCGAAACGGAATCTGAGCCATTACACGTCCTCCAAGTAATCAAGAGTAGGTTTCCTGCCATTAGCATCAAAGATCTCAAACCGATAAGAAACACCATCAGCAATCAGAAGTCGCTCAGGTTCCTCTGTCAGATCTTGGTTAGCGGGGATTGGTAGGTGGTAGATAAGAGTAGCTTCAGGAGGCATACCAGGTCCGCCACTTGGAGGCAGAGGGGGTACATTAAGTGTATAGTCAGCCAGAGGTAGTCTAGCTACCAGCACTGGGATCGGCCATTCAGTTAATTGACTATGTGTATCCACATAGCCAGAAGCTACAGCCGGATACGCCCAAAGTTCAATCTCCCCAAAGTTCGTAAGTGGCATAAGCTGACTAGAACTCCAAAGGAACGAGTCCATCAGGGCTGCGCTAACCATGCTGATAGTGACTCGCAGATACCGCTCCCCGTAACGATAGGGGAAGCTCTCACTGCCATCTCCAGCTAGATCACTAAGATCCTCTACCATGACTTCCCAGTTCCAACCACCTTGCTCAACATTATACAGTCCACCAAACAGTGAATCACAGAACTGCTCAGTTGTCACAGTTGGACCATAAAGACCATCTCCACCTACTCCTTGGGTGGTCATAAGTACTGGCCAAACTGAGCAAGAGACAGGAGGTTGGCAAGTACGCTCTACATAAACGGGGGCTTCCAGGCTCTCAGTAGTTCTAATTCCAGCTAACCCTGTTTTAAAAGTGAAGGTGCGAATCTCGGAGTATACATCAGGGAAACTACGGAAATCCCACCATCCTGCACAGGGCTTATACATCAGCTCTCCTAGCTGTTCTAAGCTAAACACACCTAGTTCATTCCAGCTGGCTCCAGCCAAGTCTATGTTGTCGCATGCTACTCGATAATCCAGATTCATTGGGTGGATGTCAGCTGCCTTGAAGTTGTCCCAGCATGGAGACCTGATAAGATCAGTGCCATTGGAATAATAAAACTCAAAAGGATCTCCGTCTTCGTAATCTCCAATGAAGGTACGATCAGGAAACTGCACACAAGTAAGCTCCAAGTTACGCATAGGCATTACGAACTGCCGATTCTCCCCAGGAATCTCATCCTTAAGGTAAACCATACTCCTGAACTGATGTACTAGCAGGGCAGTAGCTCCGAAGAATTTGGGCGGAAGTCCGTAAGTACCAGCAGTGTAATCAAACTGTGCCCAAGCATGAGCCTGTGCGAAAGTCTGCCCACCTCCAGAAATTTGATCGAGGTAGTCAGTCATATGAAGCCTAAAGCACTTATCACTAGTGCCGCCGGCCATAGACACGGGCAGCGCATTTACTTCTAGGCCAGTCTCCCCTCCAACCATTTCGGTAGGTGGGAAGTAGAACTTTCCTGTATTAGGGACAAGTTGCGCAGGGAATGGCTCGATGGAGCTAGGTTGGAAGTACTCCACATGCAAGACTGGAGGGATTCGATTAGTGTTGTAATGAATTCGGCCAACAAAGAGATCACCGAACCAATAATCCATACTAGTCTTGCCACGCATGTAAGGGCAGGGCTTGACGTAAAGCAGATCATTGTCAGGAATATCAATCTGCCAAGCACCATTGAGATAAATCTCAGCTTTAAACTCCCCGGCCTCATCAATCAGAATAGACGTGCCCCAGAAGGCAGTCTTGCTAGTCATGTTAAATGGGATGGTATAAGCAATCTCATAGTCTTCAGTCAGGGGATCATAAATCCAGATGTTTACCTCAGCTCCCTTAAAGCATACAAAATAAGTACCGGACGCCAGTCCATTCGCCTCAATTGCCCGACGAGAAGTTACCAGCTCAAAAATACCCCCGCCCATCCGAGAAGTTTCATGCACCTCAGTTGAGCCAAAGTCTCCAACCAAGAATGCAATGTAGTTAGAGTGGCGGTATTGTAGTGGTATGAAACCCGTCGGGTTAACTGCATCATAAGAAGCCGCTGTTACCTCAGACCACTCAACCACTAGGTCGTCACTATCCAATTCCCAGTCAACCAAGTTCATATGCATCAGACCGTGCTCATTATGCAGGTCATAGTATAGGGCAGTCGTTGGAGTCCGAAGATTTGCTGGGGTCCCAAGATCATTAAAGTCAACAGAGCCATTATAAACAAACAATCCAATCAAGGGGAGCTGCACTTGGTTGTTAGGGAAGTACTCAATAGTCTCCATGTGGGCAGTCCAGTGCGGGAAGTCTGTGTCCCTATTGGCTACCCAGTCCCAATTGATTGCACCAGTCAGGTTAGAGAAGATCTCAAGGAACTCCCCAAGCTCACAGGTCCCAGTTACTTGGACTAACTCCGGCCCTTTGGCTGCAAGATAAGTTCTAGCTGCTTCATCCGCCTCTTCTTGGGAACTTAGGGAGCCAAACTTCCCAGCTGGTACTATCAGGTAAATGCCTGAACCAGACTGGCCAGTAGGACATTCCTTATAAAAATAACCTGATACACGTCGGCTCTTATAAATGTTAGTACAAGCTCCGGGAATAGTCGCCTCTCCAGTAGACCAAACAGTAGAGGTAACATCTTCTTTCCCGAATGGGCTAGCTGGAGTAGGCATAACAGCACCTCATTTAAACGTGAGTGTGAAGGTATGGACAGAGCCAGAAAGAACTGGACTCGGCCGACGCAACGGATAGAACGGATGATCTGGGTCATTTGGTACGAAAGTGAAAACAGACGGATACTCGGTCAGGCTGAAACTGCCATTATCTACATCAGTGAAGGCGTCAGGGTACTCTTCTCTGCTGAACACCTTGCCCATGTACTCAATGGACTGGAGTGGAATCAGTGATTCAAACTTCACCCCGTTGAAGTAGTTGGAGAAACCGATGATTACCCTAGTTCCTGAGGTGGTTGCGCCTATTGGCATGTACCCTACGGGTATTCCATTACCTCCATACAGCCCATTAGGAGCATACTTAAAGTCTGCGTAATAACCCAGGCCTGGCTCAAATGTTAGCGTACCTAATGTGATCTCCTGTACTACTGTCTTCAAAGGAGGCGGAACCCCAAACGGCTCAATTATCTCCACCTCGTCAGCAATGTCTATACTCCACGCATCAGTTACGTGAAGCCCTAACCGATACGAACTCTTGAGGCTACTCATTCTCTCTGCCTCCTAGTCTAAGTAACTTATGATACAGGTCCTGAAGCCGCTCATCCACTTTGCTATGTTGCTCCCTGCAATGCTTTAGGTCCCTGTCCATCTGACGTACTCGCCAAATAAGGAATGCGATCAGACCAAGAGGGGCTAAGTCCATAAGTACTCCACCCCACGCAGCTGCATCGCTGGGGGCTAGGGTGGCGGTAAGTCCTGCGATCGAGACTGTGATCAGTCCCACTACTTGATCTGATTTCTCCGTCATGGCTAGTACTCCTTAAGTAATGATTACCATGATGTATAACTCTTCCGGCGCTGGTGGTGTGCTACCCCCCTCTGCCGCAACAAAGGGAGATCCTTCTAATCCGTACTCAAGTCCTAGAGTACTGATCGAACTCTTTGCAGTTACTGCCACAAAGGGACTGCCGCTCAATCCGTACTCTAACTTGACCAATTCTGTGCCATCAGGGAGTGCCATATTAAGCCGCCTGTGTGATAGTCACATCTCCAAAGTAAACAGTGTTAGTAGTACCACCATAAGCGTAGCCATCCACGGATACTACACCAGCGACAGTAGGCGTGAAGGTAAGAGTAAGCTCCTCCCAAGTATCCGCACCAACTGTGATGGGTACCCTAGTCTCGGTAACCCCTGGCCAAGTGCCATCTGATACTAGACCCCCCTCGATATCAGTCGAGTCTCTGCGCAGCCAGCACTTGAAAGTAACAAGTTTATTAGCCTCCACAGCAATGTTTGCTAATGGGAATCTGAGCGGATACATGGAATCAAACCTGGCATTAGCAGGCTTAAGTGCCCAAGATACTCCGCCAGGTGTGTGCACAGGAGTAGTTACAGTCTCCCAAGATCCGTTAGTTACGGTGGTTATGTGCTTCTTGGGATCTTGGCTTACATTGGTCTCTGTAACTTTGTATGCAGTGGAAGTGGCCACACCAGTGAATTTGGAGGCAGACCCTAAGGTACAGTTAATGAAAGTCAGTGTAGCCAAGTCGCTGGTACCTACTAAATAGATATCAGCAGCGTTGTCTGACGTAACAGTGTCGTACACAATCAATGGGTGTGTATCTGGGGTGAATAGGGTTCCTGCATTATTTGAGATATCAGCTACCTTCAAAGTACTGGGGCGCCCAGAAGCTGTCCCCACACCTCCAGTATAGCCAAAAATAGGTAAATTAATGCTAGTCTCTCCGCTCCCATGAAACTTATCTATTACTATATCAAGTGCGTGGTTTGGTCCATTGCAAAGTAAAGGAGTCCCCCATACTTGCCTGATATAGATTTTTGACCTAGCTGGGTAAGTAGGAGGTGGGTCCCCTGTGATAGCATTCTCGGCACCAATAACCCCAAGCAGCTCAACATCCCAACCGTGGTTAACTTCATTAAGAGCCTGATATAAATTAAGTAATCCTATATTTCGTACGTGGATATAATTTATAATGCCAGTTGCCGTAAACATCCCCTTGTTATAATGCTCCCCTTGAAGCCAAGTCTCGCCATCTTGGCTACTCATGTCTGTAGAATTCCAGCCCCCTGTGATTGTTATGGGATTCCCATCAGCCCCATTTTCGTTTAAAGTCCTATCACTACTGCCCCACAAAAAGCCTTCCATACAATAAGTATCTACTGACTCAGTAACTCCTTTGTACGGCATGGGCGGGTCAACTGTTGTATAGCTATTCCTATTCCCATTTAGCTCGTAGCTAGTATCAGTGATCTTATTGATCCCATACCACCAAGGCTCTCCTACGGTATTTTTGCCTATAACACTTCTATGGGTTACTGCATCAGGGCCAGGAGCTTTGCAAGCCACTATGTTTTGAAACACAAAGTTAGCTGTACTTGGGTCTGTACCTGCTCGTAGCGCAATTGATCTCACGTTGCTAGGGAGGGCAGCTCCATTATCTAGTACAAGTACCCTAAAGGTACGGGCGGTATAAACACCCAAAGGGAAGGTCAGAGTAGCAACAGGGACATCTCCAGTTGCATCTGAGCATAAATCTAGATAAAGTTGGGCTACTACTGCGGTACTCGGCGTAAACCAAAAACTTAATTGCTGGTAGGCAGAGAGATCCATATCACTGCCGAGATCTTTATACGCCATTTTGCCTGTAGTGAAAGCTGAAGCTACTGCTATGCGAAGAGCTGTGGCCTCAGTCTTTCTGTTAGCAGCTGTTGTGGAACTAGTGACAGTTACATTAGTTGAAGCTACCCAACCAGTACCGTCCCCAGCATCTACTAGTTTATTACGTGAGGTGACTGGGGTTATCACTCCACTGTCATCGGTCCACTGGGCTGCGCCAAGATTGTTGATATCGCTCTCAATAAATCTGATCTCATCACCTGGCGCAATTCTAGCTGCTGTTGCCCCATTAGTAAGTGTCTTCCACCGGTTGGCAAAGCTAAGCCCATCAGCGGCATCACTGCCATTAACAGGGTCAAGATAAAAAGTAGTCATCAGAAGTCCCTCGTACCAGAGAGAGTAATCGACACATCAGCCAAAGTAGCGTCCGCAGTTACCTGGGTCACAAGCTCTAGCACATCGTCAGCCACAAAGCTAGTAGCTCCACCAGTAGTTGCAAAGGTGCCAGAAGTTCCAGCTGGTGCCACTGTAATGGTACCGATGTCACTACCATTTTTCTTAACTGTGTACACAAAACTGGAAGTGGCAGCTACTCCAGCATGCAGGTCAGAGCCTGCAAAGTCATCAGGGAAACCCACATTCCTAGTGAAAGTGAACTTGAAGATAGTCTTGTTGGCTGGCTGAATCCCAGACACAAAGAAACCCATATCATAGGGAACAGTTGCTGGAGGGGAGAAGCTTATTACTGGGTTGGCTGGATCAGTAGCGTCAACGCTAATATTAGTGCCAGCAACTACAGCTGCTACAACTCCGTTAGTGCCGTCAATGCCGGCTGCACCAGCAGGACCAGTGAGTGCGGCCACTGTAATCAGGTTGTTCCAAGCTACGTCAATGGTGTACTTCCACTGCACCCAGCCAGAGTCAACTCGAAACTCAGGAACTAAGTCTCCTTTAGGTCCAGTAGCTCCTGTATCGCCTTTCAGACTTACGCTTACTCCCCACAGCCCAGCAGTCTTTGGACCATAGAAGTCAGCAGTAGTAAGGTTAAAGAAGTAGTCTCCATCTACTCCAATGTCTACAGTTGGGGCACTTAGGCCAGAATGGATAACAGTGCCAGCAGTACCAGCAGCCCCAGCAGCTCCGGGGTCCCCTTTAAGTCCTCGTGCCCCCGGAATTCCATTAGTGCCATTAGTGCCAGCAGGGCCGGTAAGCGCAGACCCAGCAGGCCAGACTCCGCCAACCTTAGGCCCGTAGATAACCCAAGCCAAGGGGTCAATAGCGTAGTCGTAATCTTCCCCAATCAGATCGGAGGGAACGCCACTCACAGTATGAATGGTTCTCCCATCTGCACCGGCGGGGCCAGTTAGACTGGGGTTCCAAATTGTAGGATCGAGTGGCATGATTAGCCTCCTTAGCTAGAGTATCCAGCATATAGAATGAACAGGCAGCTGACTAAGATGAGGTTCTCAAGAACCCCAAAATCCCCTACCTCATATCCCATTGAGTTGTCAATGTAACCTCCGATAGATTCAAACATCTGCCAACCCCCCGCCATGCTACCAGTTCGATAGTGTACTTGTGCCGGGGTAGCAGTTGTCCCATCCGTTCTTACTACTCCAATCAGATAGGAGGTAGTTGCATCATCTGGGGTTATGGATACAGGGAAGTTAAACTTAAACTGCACAGAACGCTGGAAGTTTACAGAGGCCAGCCAGTTTACGGTAACTTCTGGAGTCTCGTAGGCTTCTAGGATTTCCAAGGTTGCATCTAGTACTTTATAAATCACAAACTTGAACTTGGAGCCAGAACCTGCGTTGCCTCCATGAACATTAACAGTAGCTCCATAAATATCGAACGCTGTCTTAGCTTTCACTTGGCTACAAAGCATATTGTAAGCAGCAGTGTAGTAAGTCGATATATCCAAAGTACTAGGGATTAACGTGAGTCCTGCTCCGCCTCCGCCCCCACCGCCTCCACTAGCACTTATGATTGGGTTAGCTGGATCAGTGCTGTCTACGCTGACATTGGTTCCAGCTACAATAGACTGCACAACTCCAGCAGCTCCAGCAGGGCCAGTCTCCCCTATAGGCCCTTGTATACCTTGCTCGCCTTGCTCACCTTGTAGATCAGTAATAGTGTAAAGAGTCTGCCACGCAGTATCGTCTTGGGTGTCGTACTTCCATTGTACTGCATCGCCTTCTAACCTTAACAACACCTGATGCGCAAAGATCTCGTACAGCCAGGCACTGGAAGGTGCGCTAGGTCCGGCCATGATTCACCTCCTCAAGTAAACGGAACATCGTCCACATTGGAAATCTTGAGATTCCGGTACTCCTCAGCCACGAGAGAAGTCATCTCATTCGTTTGCTGATCAAGCCCGATACCTTTGAAGATCACTCGTGCTGCCTCATAGATGATTGCGTACGGATATTCTTTTGCTATCCAAGAGCAATACGAGTTAGCAGGAATAATCTGCGGATGCAAATAAGCCCCGAAAAGACAACGCTTAATCGGGGCCGAAGTGCGAATTTGCAGCAGTTGACCTGCCATGTAAAACACATTAGTCTTGTTGCAACCATAATCATCGAGGGCATTCTCGATTTGGATCGGCTCCAAAAAAGCGCCAGCGTAGCCATCAACGTCCCCGTTCCAAAACCTTACATACTTGGCTTTACGGAAGTTGGTAAAGATATCAGTAGGCAGGAAGTTCTGGATGTAATATTCTTGGCCGAACTCTACAGACTGTTCATAAAGGTCTTTGTAAAAGAAGTCAGAGTGGTGAGCTTTGAGAGTAGCAGCACGAACTGCTTGCTCTGTTCTGGTCTGCAAGTCAGGGCGTCTCGTTAACTCCATGACCTCCGCAACAAGTTCATTAAAAGTCATGCTGGTATCCTCGGGCAATGTCGCCTTCCTTGGCAACTCAGTCAATCTATCTTGCCGATGTAAGCCTTGGGCACACGTGTCACAGGATCACATGCGGCTCACTTCTTGGGAGCAGCTGCGTTGGCAGTAGCCTTGAGAGCAGCCAGAGCCGGCGAGTCAGTGCCGGTCAGCTCAGCTTGATTCTTCTTGGCAGCCAGGGCAGAACCAGTCAGAATGTTCTCATCAGTGCCGGCAACCGAGCGCACTTGAGCACTCAGACTTGCGTCATAGTCGCCAGCATCCTTAACCTTGCCCTGCTCGACCAGATACTCCTGAATGATCTTGCGCTTCATGGCATCGTAAGGAGTAGCGGCCTCGGTATCAATCTCACTTTCCTTGGGATCGATGTAGATGCCAGCCTCGCCGTCTTCGGCAGCTTTGAGAAGCTCTTCGATCTGCTTCTTGTCAGTCACCCAGCACTTGCCATGCGGAGTGCCTTGGAATTTGTATACGGTGCCAGACTTGCCAGCATAGCCGCAGTTAGCGCGCTTGATTTTGAACAGGGGTACAGTAGCCATGATGAAATTTCCTTAGTACTTGAGGGAAAGAAAGTAGCCATCCTTGGCTAGGATTCCTTAGCCAGCCAGGCCGGCAGTGAGGCCGTGGATTACCGCGTTGGCCGGCGGGTTCTTGACCACGCAAGTCATCTCGGTAGTCAGAGTACCGCCAACGGCGTCAATGCCTTGGTCGGTAACTTGGCCGCCAGTATTGAACTCCTTGTTCTGAGTCTGGCGATTGCCGAGGTAAGCGACGTTGAAAGTAGACAGGTCCACTGCTACTGCCATCGCGCTCCAGTACGGGTTGGTGTTGAACAGCGGGTGCTCGATCATGCGGAAGGTACCGCGCGGGATCTTGAACGAGCTAAACTGCAGCCCGAACGAAGTTTGCCCATCCACGATGCTGTACTCACCATTCAGGCGACCAATCTGGTTGATCACGTTGAAGGCTTTACCGCCAACAAACATGATGCGCTCATTAGCGACTTTCGGATCAGTTGCTTGATCGAAGACCGGGTCGAGCATGGCCAGCAGCTGAGTGTAGCTGGTAGTAGAGCTGGCGTTAAACACGTTCGGCACCGAATAGCTCGGCGGGTAGTAGGCAATATTACCTACGATGTTGATCAGGCCGTCCATGGTACGGAACGGTTGCCCGTTACGATAACCTTGAGACTTCTGACCAAACAGCAGAGCTTTCTCGATGTCAGCAGCGTGGAAGGCCGCGCAGTCCTGACGGTTCTCAGCAGTGTTGGTGTCACCAACGATGACTTGGGTAGCTTCAGCAGAGCCCGAGATAGCCCAGGTGTTGCGGAAGATCTGAGTCAGGTTGGTAATACGAACCGGGTTGATATTCAGTGCTTGCGGACGCAGCGAGGCTTCTTCGTAAGCGTTACCTACTTGGTAGGCCTCGCTAACATCGGAGCCGATAGTAACAGCTGCGGCAGCCACGTCACCGACCGAACGAGTTACCACAATGGTGGTAGCATCGACGATACTGTTGATGATCACGTTCTCGCCAGTCTCTTGCAGGCGGTGAATCTGGCCCGGCAGGAGGTTGGCAGTGCTCACCACAGTAAAGCTGGTGGCGCTATCAGTGATGTCAGCAGCAAGATCGAAGCTCGGGAACACCATGGTCTTGGTGAAGAAGCCGTGCTCGGTTTGCACTGCGGTCTCGGTGTTCAGCATCGAGGTCAGAGCGAAGAGTGGGGCATTACCATTCGGCATGAGCCGAGTGATCATGCTCGCGAAGCTCTTCTTCGCCTGATCTTGAACAAAGTGACCAGTGTTAAAAATACCCATAGTCATGATGATTCTCCTTAGCTTGTGCTAAATTAGACGTCGTCGACCATTACGCCAGCAGTTTTCAGGGCAGCCAGAAGGCCATTCCAAGCAGTAGTTACAGTAGTCAGGGAAGCAAAGTCCCCGCCCTCAGCTGCGATATTCGCTACTTGGTTAGCCGGGTAGATAGTACCCAGTCCCAAGTCTGTGCGGGCGTCTGCTACCAGAGCATTCTGAAGCATGGTACGACCAAACGCGCCAGCATCAGTAATCTGAGCAGCAGTGACCGAGCCAGCTTCTGCGTCTACCAGAGCAACCAGATCAGCTACAGTTACCTGCAACAGCGGGCCAGTAGTTTCTACAGAGTTCCCATCCACATACACCGGACGGTACTCAATGATGTCAGTCAGTTTCATAACTATTCACCTCTTTAAGGCTTGATGAAGAGATCCCAGTCGGTCTCTTGCGAAGATTGACTTTGTTGTTGCTGACTAGGCTGAGCAGGGCTGACCGAAGCGGCGAACTTACTCAGGTAGTCTTGGGCCATCTTGGTAACTTCCGTTGGAGATGCAGTGGGATACTTCTGGGTGAATTGCGCTTCCAGCGCGGCTACAAGAGGTTGTGCAGCAGGGTGACTGAGTGCAGGGTTCGAGTCACGCAAGCTGGAGGAAATCTGTTGCTGGCGAATACCTTCCTTGAGTCGAGCATCCAAGGACTCATTCGCCTTGGTCATGGCTTGCTCGACCAGCTTAGCAGAGCCGATCATGGACTGGGCAAAAGATTGCTGGGCTACGTTATTCATGGCAACCATGAAAGCCTTAGTAGCATCTTCGCCGCCAGCTGCGATCTGCTGCATGATCTCCGGAGTGACCGTGCCAGCGAAGTTCATCTGGCTAACAGCTTGCTGCACCTTGGCAGGATCCACCTGAAACAGCGCCGAAGGATCGAAGTTAGCCGGCTTAGGATCACCTTCTTTAGGTGCTTCCCATAGCTTACTAAAGGCATCCATCGGGTTCTCAGGAGTTGCCGGAGCAGCACCAGCTTCAGGGGCCGCAGGAGTTGCAGCAGGTGCCGGAGCAGCAGGGGCTTGTGCAGCTGGAGCTTGTGCAGGAGCAGCAGCCGGAGCGGAGCGGAAGTAGTCCATGATAGACATGTTAGTAGCCTCAGTTATTACGGGAAGATATTTCGTCGTGACGTTCGAGCAGATGTTTCAAGATAGCAACTTGCCCTTGCAGGTAAGAGCGCCGCTTGAGCATCTCAGTTGTGAACTCATCAGCAGAGAGTTGGATAGCTACAATCTCCTCAGCAGCTGCAGCAATCAGGTTTTTAATCCCCATTGCTTGCAGAGCTGAGAAGGTGTAAGCCTGCACTTCTTCCGCTGGTTCCAGCTCGAAAGCTAAGAAACTAGATTGGAGTGAAGGAGTCATTATTCGGTTCCTTGGCCGGGAGTGGCTTGTTGTTGACCTTGTTGACTTGCACTACTTACTGCTTGGTTAAGCATGCCCATTACTGAACCACCTTGCGGGTTAAGTGGGTTCTCGTTGCTCATCTTGACTTGGCTAGGAGAGTACCCATATTCCTCTGGCTTAGGCATTGGGTTGCCCTGTACTGCTTGGTTAAGCATGTCTTGCATAGCTTGCGGATCGAGACCTTTAAGGGCTTCGGCAATTGCTGCCATGCCTTGCTGCCACTGGCCTACAGCTTGCTCATAAGCCAGTTGCTCCTGAGACTTCTCGAAAGGTTGCAGTCGCGCCCCACGAGACTTCATCAGGTAACTGAACATCGGAGTCAAGTTGTAACCAGCTGCCAGTTGAGGAGAAGCTGCAATGGTCTGGAACCCCATAGCCAAGCTCTCTCCGTCAATCAGCTTCTCGCTGGGCAACAGGCCGTCGCTCATCTTGAAGGCCAAGTTAGCTTTACGCAGTACCAGAGGATCAACAGCTACCTCTTGCTGGGCTTCCCGATTGTAGAGAGTCACACCTCCTTGGTACTGGAGGATGTTGAACTTGATGATCTCTTTCATCGGAGCAAAGAAGTTGCTTTCCAGTACCAGCGCAATAGCTTGGTCACGCCCGTTTGCGTACTGCATGATCTCAGCAAACTCGTGCCGAGTCTTGTTACCCTTCACGAACTGACCTTGACGAGCAGGGTTAAGCCCGCTGATCTGGTTAGCCAGGCCCATATAGAACTGGATCTCAGCACTGTTGATCTGGAACTGGTTATCTTGGAACGGGAACGGATAAACAGCTTTGCTCAGATCATCTTGGTAAGCTGCTGGCCGCACCGGAATCTTGGCAGACGGGCTGTCGTTATTCAGTGCAGCGGCGCTAACACGAGAAGGATCAAACAACATACGATCAGAAATCGCACGGCGCCGAGAAGCAATAGAGCTGTTTGCCAGCGCAGTGGTAAGTTCCTGAATCGGCTCGACATTCTGAAGGAAGCTCTTAGTCTGGTAGTTGAGGCCATCTTCCAAGGGCTGGCAGAACAAAATCGGCAACAAGTTATGAGCGTTAGTCATGCGTTCAGCGTAGACAATAACTTGGTTGTTGACGATAATAAACTTCCAGATCTGGGGAGTGTTCTGACCGGGCAGCCCCTTCATCCCAAAGTCACTGGGGAGAATTCTACCATAGAGAGTGGTGACCTCGTACATGTTCTTGTAAAGAATCTTGCTGTTCGGTCCTGCTATCCCTGCCCATGCCATCCAATCAGTAGTTGCTTGGGTAGACATGTCCATGAAGCTTTCAGGGTTGATGTTAGGCATGTAGTAAGTTTCAACTCCCGAGGAGCCAAAAGCTACCGGAGCCGAGTAACCAGACTCGAATGCTTCCTTCACGTTGATCTTGGTTGGCAAGCCCGCAATGAACTGCTTGAGCCGGATACGACTCATCAGCTCGGTGTAGCCAGCGAACTCCCCCCACTTACTTACATCCATCGGGGAGCAACGAGTGTCCCAGAAGGTGTTGTACATGTCCAGGGATTTGATCTTGTTGCCTGCCCAGATAACTTCTTCCGGCTTTCCTTGAGCACCGAGGGTAATATCAGTGGTAACGGAGGCAGTAACTTCCTTGCACCAATCAACCTCGCACGCAGCCAGGTTGTACTTGAATCCATTACGAATGGTCTTGATGAGTTCCGGAACCCACTTGGCGTAGATCTGTTGCTCGCCAATAATGGTGTCCATCATCATGGCAGCATCAGCAAACTCCGGGTACGAAACAACTCCGAAGATCGGATAGCCAGTCAGGAATGTACTAAGCTGGTAGCTGACAGCTGCTTCGATCTGCGGCATGACTACCGGCATCTCAATGTCTTGGAACTTGTTGGGATTGCCCCGCTTATTTGCTTGCTTGGCTTTCCAATGTGCTTCGGTCAGATTCTTCTCACGCATGTAAGAGCGATCTGCTTCTAGCAACTTTTCCCGAATGTTCCATTGCTGATTGAGTAGCGAGTAGCACTGACGGTAAAAGGCTAGAATACCTTCTTGGGATTTTTCGCTGGGAGTGTATGCAGGAATCATTTAGGTGAGTCTCCTGGAATAGTATTAAGATAGGCAAAATCGCCGAAATGCTTAAGTGCAGCTAGATTGTAGGCCTTAGCTGCCTCTTCTTTTAGTTTATAATATCCTATGTGAATGGAAGTATAATTGACTCTAATACTTGCTCTCCATTTATTCTTCTTTTCTACCCAGGAGACTCCTTTGTACCCACTGGTGTTAGTACTTCGTGCGCCGGAGTTTGCCATATTTTGGCTCCTAGAACATGCACGAAGGTTAACTTTTCTATTATCCAGTTTTATTAAGTTTATGTGGTCTACGTCATCCGACGGGAAATCCATAATAGCCCTATGCAGTAAAACTTTTCTTCCACGTAAAAACAGTCCTACATATCCATTAGGCTGCAGCCAGGCTACTACATGCTTATATTTATTAAAGTCCTCTTCATCCATAAGGAGGCCCTGGGTATTTTTTACTAATGTAATTAATAACATAGTTGGCCTACTTTGGACTAGAAAGGTGTATTATCTTGTTCGGTATAACTCTCTTTCGAGAGCATCTCGAATTCCTGTTGACCTTCGATGGTATTGATAGCAATCAGTGCTGCGAATTCCTCAACCACGCGAGGTGCATAGGTTAGCAAGTCGAGCACTCCATCGACGTTGTTGGTTTTAAGTGGGTTAAAGCCCGCAATCTGAGCATGGACTGAAGTCTTGCAAGATGGGTGGACATAGATTTCACCTTTCATGTAAGCCTTAAACATGGTCATGATTCGGGAGTTCTTGCTGAGCTTGCCAGAGTAGATGTCGATAAAGGTGATGCCAATGATCCCAAGTTGCTGGCAGATCTGCTCGGACCAGTACTTGAGAGTGTATTGATAGCTGTTAGCTTCGATAACTACTAGAGAGCAGCCCCACTTGGCGCAGAGCTTAATAGATTCCCTGATCGTGTCACCAGGACTTAGGCGCCCCTCCACTATCTCTCGACAGACTGGCTTACCTTCGAGCACCTCGAAATAGCCCAGAGACACAGCGTCTGCATTAGCCTTATCCGTTGCAGGGTCAATGATAATGAACTTGCCTGCAGAGATTTCATCGTCTCCGAACGGGTACGATGGTAGCTTAGAAAAGTCGACGAGATTGTTAACGGATGCATGCTCATCATTAAGAACCTCGGAGTGAAAGATCTCTGGGTGCCCAGACTCCAAGTCAGCTTGGTACTCTCGAAGCAGTTGCTTGATCGGCTGGAGTTCTTCCCACAAGGAAGTTCCGTCCTCCAGGATGCCGCCAGCAATGAACTTGATCCATTGACTGTTAGCTTTGAGCTTCTTAAGAATCGAGTGGGGAGTTGGGTACATGTTAGCAATGAAGAGAGTCATGCAGCCTTTGGGCGACTTAGCTTTCATTGCCGTACCAAGCATCCACTTGTACAGGTTCTCGCTGACCTCTTGGCTGTCTGCTGCCTCACGACTTTGGATGTCGTCGAATACCATCACGTCTGGTCGTTCGTTCTTGAGGTTGAGGCCGCGCACCGAGCCTCCAGCACCAAGAGCAGCAACAATAATGTTGCGACCACGAAAACCAAACTTCTTAATAGCATTCGTGTCTTTTTCAACTCCGAGCCTCCAATCTCCAAACACCATCTTGATATTCGGCTCATCAAGCATATCGAATACGTCGGAGATAATGTTTTCTGCCATGGTAGCTGTGGCCGCCATGACTAGTACGAACTTGCGCTCCGTGAACAGGATCACGTAAAGAATGAATAGTTTGACAATGGTGGACTTACCGAAACCCCGAGGCAAGCCAAGAGCTAGCTTGTCAAAATTTCGCTCCTTATGCACAGTCTCTAGCAGCCAGAACCAGGTGCCTCTGAAGACTGGGGGCCAAGAGTAAGTAGCAATCTCTGGCATGCTTAGGGCAGCTAGGAAATCTGGGTCTTGTCTAGCTAGCTCGAATACCTGGTCAACTTCAAAGGAGCCTTCAAAGAGATCACTCATCTTAGCCTCCTTTCTTAGTCAGCACCACAGAGAAATCCATGGAGAACTCAAAGGAGGTCTTCGACGCTAATTGCTCCATCAAGCTTTCTTTTACTCGGGTAGCTCGGTGCAGGTCTTTGCTGTGCAGAGCTTGAACTTTCGAGTCTTGGGAGTTCTGTGGATGGACCATGGTAGTCACCTTGGGAGTCGGCTTCGAGGATCTCTCTTGCAAGTCTATCGAGACTTCCAGAGCTTGTTGTGACAAGACTGGTTGCTTGGTTGGCGCTTCCATCTTGGACCTCGATAACCTGGTTGTTTACGTTGGAAACGAACTTATGAATGATCTGCACTGGGAGAGTGAGATTGACAACTTGTGAGTGCGTGTGAGCTTCTTGGCTAACTTGGGCGCCGCGTCTTTTTGCATTGTTAACTATCTGGACTGCTGCCAGCACATCGCGTGGCTTAGTCATGAGCGGCAGAACTTTGTCTAGCTTATCAAGCAACTTCTCTTCCAGACCTTGATACTTCTCATCTATCAGAGTGTGCTTCTGGAGGTTCTGGAACCTGAGATCTTGGACTTGCTGAGCGAACTCTTCTACTGCCATCATCTGAGAGATTCGGGACTCAGTGACTCCGAGAGCCGCTGCAACTATGTGAGCTGGCGCACCTGAGCCAAGCATCATGAGTGCGCGTTCTTCGATTTGGGAAACTTGAGTCATGAGAGTTACTCCGAGGAGGGCCGCCCCTGTCCCTATAAAAGGACCGCGTGTGCGCGCGATTGTAACATGGGAAAGATGGGTAGTGGAGGAGGAAATGCAAAGAAACTTATGAAAGCGACGCTACTAAGGGAGACTTAAATTCTGGGGGGTAAAAAATTTTAGGAAAATTGGGAAGGTTCTTTAGGATAGGCCAGGCTGCGCTGGCTAAAAAGGGTCCACCCCCCTAGGCTTCGCCAGTTGTTATGTTATATCCTTACATGATGGGGCTTAGGTAGCATGGGCTAGAGAGTTAGGCGGGCATGAGTCCCCAGGCTTTGAGAGACTAGGGGGCAGCTAGGTTAGGTGGCCTGGGGAGTTGGTAGCCGGGAGAGTTAGGCGCCTAGGCAACTAGGGGGCAGTGACGTGCTACAAAAGTTAGGTCAGAGTCTTGCCTAAGTCCGACGAACGGTATTTGCAGTGCTCCAGTTGTGCTATACTTGAATCAGAAGGGAAGGAAAGCAGGGGATGGTCCCCTAGCTAGGTCTAGTTGAGGTGGCAAGATGGATAAGTTTCTTGGTCTGCCGGTGGATGGTGTCTTGGTTTTTGTAGTCTCCCTAGTTGCGGTACTGGTTGCGTTTTGGATCAGTGAAGTTCGGTCGGTCGCTAAGGTTGTGAAGGCTTCCAAGTCTCAAGTAAAGATGTTTAAAGAGATTCATAAGTCTAAGTGATTGCCAGTTTCAGCTCTTTAGAGTTCAAGCTTTAGAGAGCTGATGCGGTCAATCCCGACCGATTAGATGCAAGGAATTGAAATCATGAAAACTGTCAAAGCTACTAGCTTCTTCAAGAAAGTATCTCCCGCTCAAGCTGAGAAGTCGCCGGCTCTTGCTACTAAAGTTGGCCAGAAACGCGCTGATATTAGCTGGAGTTTTGAAGCCCCAGAAGTCGCAGACCTTGCAAGTCTCAAGCCTGAGCATGTTGAATACTTCCTTGCTAAGGCAATCGAAGACTTTGGCCGTACTTTGGTAGCACAAAACGGCGCTGACTGGGATTTTATTCCTAAGTCTGATCAACTCACTCTTGCTGCCGCCTTTGACTTCTACAACCAAGAGTCGAGCCGCAAGCGTACTCTCACCAAACAGTCGGCTCTTGCCTTTGGCCAGCTTTACGCTCGATTCGCACCTGAGCTGATCCAAGTAACTCCCGCCGCTGCCGCAATGCTAGGAACTACTGTTTGCCCAGCATACACAACTTATTCGACCGATGAGAAAATCCGTCCGACCGCACTTGCCCGACTTGAGCAATTCGCTGCTGCTGTCTTGGATCTTGAAGAAGATTCCCCAATCATGACGGAACTTGCTGATCACGTCGAGGTTCTAATGGCGCTGATCAAAGCGTTTGAAGTTAAGGAAGTTGCAGAGATTTCCGCAGACGCTCTCTAAACTCTAAGCTCTAAACTCAACTCCCTGCGATAACTTCAAAGGGAGTTTTTATTTGTGCCATGCGACACCATGTCACCGCTGACACACTGCCACTTCGACACGCTGACACAATGACAGACCGCTTCACCCCCCGCTTCACCCCCTCCTTTCGCGCCCCCCACCTGAAACTCTCTCACCGCTCCCTAACTAACTCACTCCCCTAACTCCCCACTACCTTGCGCGCAACTCCACCTTTGATACTCTCCTTACTAGCTCTTACTACCTTCCATTTTTAACTAATTCATTTAATTTAATAGGGGGGTATATATAGACGCAACCCGAGAACGGGAGAGGTAGCTAAGTTAGGGGAGTCTAGTAAGTTAGTGCTAGGGGGCGGGCGATGGGCGGTCGGGCATGGGGTAGGGGCATGCGCTATACTGTCATTGTGTCAATCCGTCACCGCGTCACCAGTGACACCCGACCCGCCCCCTTTAACTTACTGCTTCAAGGAACTTAAATCATGGCTGCTATACCTAAGTATCGCCCAAGTTACAACCTGCCCCAACTCCAAGCAATCAAGCTAGCAATCGAATCGTATAAAGAAACTCACGGTGAGCTTCCTTGTGAGATGGAACAAGTTTCCCAGTCTATTGAGATCTTCCTAGTTAAGATTGGTCTAGGCGCAAAACTTCCTGCTTATGTGCAAACTAAGATAGCGCCCAAAAGAATCTCTCTTGCTGATCTTGGAGAGCCAGACTTTGATCCTAATACCCAAACTTACGAGACTATCGAAGACTGTAAGAAAGCATATATCTCACTGCACTCAATCTATCTGCCCATGAACATGCCTGCCCCTGCTGACCTACAGGGAGCTTGCCAAGCATGGCTAACTTACTGCACTGAGAATGATCTGGACCCAATGAAAGAAGCAGGACTAACTAAAGACTCTGAGGAGTAACTAATCATGGGCGCACATGTCACCAGCTCTCTCAATCTCTCTGTTCAAGAACTTAAATATATTGTCGAGTCTCTTGGTACTCGCATTAACTCTGACAAGTCTAAGACTATGACTCCTAGCCAAGAAGCAGCGCATAAGTCTCGTATCAAAGCTCACCGCAAAGTCTCGCAACATCTAGCTGACAAACTTTGTGGAGACTATGCAGATCCTAAGTTCACCTCAGTTCCTACAGTGCACCAAGACTCTTGCGGCTCAGATCAAGTAATCGAACCTATCTCTTTCACTATCCCTAGCTTTGCTAATGGAGAACTTTAAAATGTCCAGTCTCCCTAAGTCTTTCAAGCCGGCTCGCACCGCAGCTTATAAAGATCATCTAACTCCCTGGAGGCCAGAGTTCTCAGTTCTGCTTCCTTCCTTCCCAGTCCACTATAGTGAGTTTAAGCAAGTAATGAACTCTCTTGGGGAGCTGACAGCTAGTGCAAGAAAAGAAGCAGCGGCCGAACTTCGCTCCATTCTTTATGTATCTCTTGCAGTGGAGAAAGCTCAGAGAGCCGCTAAAGACTTGCCACCTAAAGACTATGGCCAGTTCCCAGACGGTCTGTAACTTAAAGCAACTTCCCTAAAGGAACTGAAACCATGAAAGTACATTGCCCAGTCTCAGGTCTTTCTTTCTCAACTGACTTCCCACATTGGGGCCATGCAACTTATCCGCATCCAATGCTTTCTTGCTCAGCCCAAGTCTTAAACCAAGACTATCTTGAACTGTTCTCAGCTCAGAAACTAAGTTCCGAACTCACCCACTTGCTCGGACTAGCTTATCTCCTCAAGCTTCCGCTAGTCTCTCTAACTCCAATGCCTAGCGATGCCCATGAGACTCTCCATTCTTTTTGGCTCAAGCATATGGAGAGACTTGCTCGACTGGCCACAACTCTTGAAGGCAAGCCAGCTCCCAAACGTCAGACTCAGATCAGAGTTTCCCTAGACAACCTAAGCAACTTGGCTGCTTGGATTGAGGAGATTGAAATATCTTGGTCCCTTCGTTCTGCCCCTATCACTGATGCAGTTCGTAAGCTTAACTCTCAAGCATGGAACTCTGTCCAGATCTCTCCGGCTCAAGCCCAAGCAAGAGACACTGAGCGCCAGCAAGAGATCGAAACTCTCATCCTTAAAGGTCTGCGCGGCTCGCTTCTTACTAGAAAAGAGTCTTCCAAATACCCTGAAACCATAACCAAGTGGGTGATGAATGTTGCCCCGTTTCCTACTGCTAAGATTCAACTTCCTGACGGACGCAAGACTACTATCTCTGAGCATTGGGCGCACATCATGGAACTTGCATTCTCTAAAGATGGTGCACTTGATCTGATTTGCGAGAACATAAACGCTGGCGATCTTGAGGAACTTCTGGAGCATTGCTATGACCAGATCCCAGTTGAGATCGGCATTATGGCAACTCTCTTGTGGCGCAAACTTGAGGAAGTTAAGACTAACCTTGAGACTTATCGTAACAGTGGAGTCATGCCAGCCAACGGAACTCCCAAGGCACCTAAGATTCCCAGCTTCAAAGGTACTTCTGAGGAACTCCTGGCTCTCCTGATTGATGATGCTGAGCCAGTTCCTACCGCACCTAAGACTGCTGATCCTAGTGGCTTGACTCTCCAACAAAAGCTGGCACTGAAACTTGCTTCCAAAGGAACTATGAAATGAAAAAGCTAAGCACTATTCTCACTCGGGCAAAAAAGTATCATGAACTGTTTAACAAAGGCCGAAACACCGAACATTTTATGTGCCTTGCGTTAAATAGGGCAGCCTCGGAAGGAAAAATATCAGATGAAGAAGTAGAAACTGGAAAAGAGTTTTGCATGAAATTAGTTCACTCCATTAGCCCGGATCACGGGTCGCTCCGAGGCGCTTTAATCCTCACAACTCACATCACCAATGAATCAGATTTAAATGAGCTAATTCGCAAGACATGGCTAGACGCAATTGAAAACTTGAAGCGAGAAGGAAACTAAAATGACCACTATCTCTAACTCCGATCTGCCCGGTTTTGACTCTGATAACTTCCGGGCTTTCATGTCTTGCATACAGCGTGACTGGAACTTACCTACTAAGTATCAGAGCGCAGCAGACTTCTATTTCCTGCGGCACTGGACCGCCGCGCAAATTTGTGATAACCTAACCGCTGATGGAATCACAATAGATGGGATAACTTACTTTCCTCTTTTTAAGCGTGATTCCCAAATCGCTTACAACAAGGAACTTAATCTCTTTAAACAACCTGGCCAAGAACCTAAACTCTTCTGGCTTTCTTTCCGTGCTGTACGTTACCCACTTGGCTCAGGTTCCCAACATCCTTGGGCACTGAAAGCTTACGTACTGATTCAAGAAGACACCAGAACTAAAGGAAACTAACCATGAAAGTCTCAACTCATCCGCTGATTCACCGCAAACATGGCAAGCAAGTTATCCGCACTGTTAAGGTTGCATCTGGTGAAATCCAAGTAACACTTCGAGCCGGGCAACTTTGGCTTAGAAAGGTAGGTTACTCTGGTCCTACCAAGTGGATCAAAGTTATGACACCTGTCAACTCAATCCGGCCTATGCTTAATTCCCTTGTAGGTTACGAACACTTCCCGCTCCAAACTGAGGAAAATAACCATGACTTCCATTAACCAAACCAAACTCCTGTCTGTAATTTGGACTCGCCACACTAGCGATTGTATCTGCACTCTCAAGGCTGAAGCAACTTTCACTGATGGTGATGCCATAACTCGCAAGACTTTCACTTATGGCATGAGTCGTGGAGAGTTTGCAAGACTTGGCCTTGATCCTTACAACCCTGAAACCTTCTGGCCTCTAGCAACTAAGAAGCTTGAAGTGGAAATAGACCAGTACCTTAGTCGCCTTAACTCACTGGCCAGCCAAGATTCTTAAGCCATGGATATGAAACTTCTAGGATTGCCTAGAGTGTGCGTCTATTGCAAGCAAGAGTTTCTCTTAACTCTACTTAATGTAGATGACACACTTGGCAAATACTGTTCTCGTACTTGCAGACGCCATGAGATAGCAGACGCCTATCTTCGTAAATCAATGGAGTCTGCTAGAGCTACTAGGCACCACACTTAAGGAACTTTGAAATGTCTGAAGCACTTAGGAAACTTAAAGAACTGGTAGCCAAGAAGCAACTGGATGAACAGATTGCTCGTGGCACAGTGCAACTTAACATCCCACCAGAAGGACACTCCACACTTCCTAGCCCACCGCCAGAGTTTGTACCTAAGCCAGTTGCTCAAGCAATCATCTCTTACAACCCAAAACAGCAAGCTTTCATTGACATTGCAACTTCTGGGCGCAGCGTAGCTCTTATCGGTCCTGCTGGTACTGGTAAGACTACTTGCACCAAGGGCGCAATTCTCTCAATGATCCAGTCTAACCACTGGCCAGCACTTTCTATCACTGGGCACAAGCATCTTAGCTCAGGAGTTCCGGGCATTGTGTGTGTCTCCTTCACTAACAAAGCTGTGCAAAATATGAAGAAGGTTATGCCAGTTGACTTGCAACGTAACTGCATGACCATTCATAAGCTACTTGAGTACATGCCGGAGTTCTTTGAAGACTGGGATGACAAGACTGGCAAGTACAAAAAGTCCATGCGTTTCATACCATCTTGGCACGAGGGCCGCAAACTTCCGCACTCAATCAAAACCATCATCATTGACGAAGCTTCTATGGTCCCCACTTCACTGTGGAACAGACTTATGGAAGCATTGCCACTTCGCATGGACTTGCAGATCATCCTCATTGGTGACATTCAACAGCTCCCGCCAGTCTTTGGCAAGTCTATCTTTATCCATGCCTTGAATGCTGGTATCGAAAGAGTTGAGCTGACCGAAGTTTATCGCCAAGCTCTTGAGTCTCCGATCATCTCTCTTGCTCACCGCATCTTGCGTGGCGAAGTTACACCAGTTCCTAAGCTGGGCGAGCTAACCATAGACAAGATGGCAGAAGGTAATGGCAAAGTAACTGTCAAGCCTTGGAAAAAAGCTTTGAGCCCAGAAGCTGCTCTAGCTGTGATGGAGAAGTTCCTGCCAGAGATGATTGACTCGGGTCAGTACTCGCCTATGGAAGATACGATTCTCTGCCCATTCAACAAAGCATTTGGAACCATCGAACTTAATAAGATCATCGCAACTCATCTTGCACGTAAGTATAATCCAAACAGTGAGCCAGTTTATGAAGTCATCGCAGGTCTGAACAAGAAGTACTTCCGTGTTGGTGACAAGGTTCTGTTCAACAAGACTGAGCACACCATCTTACGGATCGAAAAGAATAACAAGTACTTTGGTAAGCCATTCAAAGATGCATCTCCCACACTAGACTACTGGGGTATAGAACATGACAAAGATAGGACTTCTGCGATCGCTGCTCTCCTTGCAGGTGATGATCTTGGAGCTGAGCATGCTAAATCTATTGATGAGATTCTTAATAGCTTCAGCTTGCCCACTGAAGAAAAGTCCGGTCTGGTGCAAGCGGCTTCTCATACCATTGTGGTTTGGTCTGATGAACTGGAACAAGAAGAGACTCTCGAAAGTTCGGGCGAAGTTGGATCACTGGACTTGGGTTATGCGATAACTGTGCACAAGTCTCAAGGTTCTGAGTACCGGAGAGTCTTCTTCATCACGCACTCTAGCCATAGCAACATGCTATTCCGTGAACTTATCTACACCGCCGTAACTCGTGCGAAGGAGGAACTATTTATCATCTGCCCGCCGACCCTGTTTGTTGCTGGCATCACAAGCCAGAGACTTCCAGGCAAAACACTAGACGAGAAGATCGCAGCTTTCAGTCGTTATGCTCAGCTTAACCAAGGCAGAACTTCT